CCGGTAAAGGATAATTCCATGAGTCAGCAAAGAATATGGAACTCAATGACAAGGTCTTTTGTAAAAGGAGTAGCTATATATACCGGATTAGGGTTCGATTTATGGCTGGAAGAAGAGGATGAGGACGAGAAAAAGCAGCAAAATGCTAATCAATATCATGACATCAATAAAGTACAGGAAAGAGTCTTTGAAACCGTTACGGCATTGAATAAAAAGGGTCTAACTCTTACTGATATAGCTGAAAAGTTAGGAAGAACTAAAGAAGAGTTACAGTCTTATCTGAATATGTATAAGACCCTTGCAGCGGTAGAGCATAATCTAAATATTTTGCTTAAAGAGTCTTAATTATGATACATGACTCAGACAGGAGCTACTATATCGGAGCTTCAGATGTGCGTTTTGTAATGGGTAACTATGAAACAAAAACATTTGAAGCTTGGTATAGAACTAAGCAAGGGTTTTTAAGTAGAGATATGAAAACGGATGCCATGCTTGCCGGGACGTATTATGAACATAGGATACTTGATGCAATTAATGTCCCCAAGCTTGTGAAAGACGCTCAAATCATATGGGGAAGACTTAGAGTAAACCTTGACGGATGCACTAAGGATACCATGTATGAGATCAAAACTCATAAGCTGGATAAGACTTTTAAGGTATCTAAAGCATATTGGCAGCAGGTACAAGTACAAATGTATGCTACGGGCATTAGAAAGGCATATATTATAGCCTATGCCCTTACAGAAGCAGAATATGCCAATTACTATCTTGATATAGATAAGTCAAGGATAAGTATACATCCGATTGAATATGATGAGAAGTTTATAAATAAAGAGTTTTTGCCTAAGTTTTTTTACTTAAGTAAATGCTTAGATGAAGGCTCTTTCCCTAAAACAGAATAAAGGAGATTGTATGAATAAAGTGGTACTAATGGGAAGGCTTACAAGAGATCCTGAAATTAGATACAGTAATGGAGAAACCGCCATGGCTATAGCAAGATTTACCGTTGCTGTAGACAGGAGAGTAAAGAGAGACAGTGAAAACAATGCGGACTTTATTAGTTGCATTGCTTTTGGAAAGACTGGTGAGGTGGTAGAGAAGTACTTCAGAAAAGGGCAAAAAATAGCCCTGAATGGTCGGATACAAACCGGTAGCTATACAAATAACGAAGGTCAAAAAGTCTATACAACTGATGTAATTGCCGAAGACATTGAGTTTGTGGAAAGTAAGAACAGTACATCCGGTTATGATAGCAGCAGTAGACCTGATCCATCGCAGGCGAGTGTAGATGGCTTCATAAATATACCTGATAATGTAGATGATCAGGGTCTGCCTTTTAATTAGGAGGTAATTGGGTGAATTTTAACAATGAAGTTTGGAAACCTATCAAAGGGTTTGAGTATTACGAAGTTAGCAATCTTGGTAGAGTTCGTTCAATTTCTCATGTGGATTCCATGGGTAGAATGAAAGTTGGGAAAATTCTCAAACAGGGTTTTGATGGTAAAAATAATTATCTGCATGTTGGATTAGGGAAAGGCGGAGTAAAAAGATACAGCAAAAATGTTCATCGCTTAGTTGCATGTGCTTTTATCCCTAATCCGCATGGTTTCAAAGAAGTAAACCACAAAGATGAAGATAAAATAAATAATTCTGCGGATAATTTAGAATGGTGCAATCATAAATATAATAGCAATTATGGTTCCAGGGCTGGTTTGTTTCGTGGAGAGAAAAACCCGCAGAACAAGATTGGATACAATTGCATTTCTTTTATAAGAGAAAATCATAAATCATGTGGAGGAGAGTATAGGAATTGCGACCTTGCAAAAATGTTTAATATATCAGAGTCTCATGTCTCCTCAATAGCACACAGGAGGCGTTGGAATTATGATGATACAGTGTGACAGTAGAGAAGGTAAAAGTCAACTGCACAGAATTGAAACACAGTTTGACCAACATGGAGTAAATCATTTCGTTTCAAAGCTGTATGTCGGTGACTATATGTCTTATGACAATCCCCGGCTTGTAATAGATCGTAAACAGAATTTAGCCGAACTATGCAACAATGTTTGTCAACAACACAAAAGGTTTAGGGATGAGCTTTTAAGAGCACAAGAAAACGGCATAAAGCTTATTGTTTTGTGCGAGCATGGCGGACAAATAAAAAGCTTGGAAGATGTCCATAAGTGGCAAAATCCAAGGCGAAAACAAAGGATCTATAATCCGACCATAGGGCGTTGGGTAGAGTATGAGACGAATGCCATGACTGGAGAAAATCTACAAAAAGTACTAACCACAATGCAGGAAAAGTACGGCTGTGAGTTCCTTTTTTGTAGCAAAGAAAACACAGGAAAACGGATTGTAGAAATCCTGTCAGGAGGCTTAGACAATGACTCTTCAAGAAATAAAACAACAATACAGAATGATTGACATTCTGAATAAATATGCAATCAAGGTGAATAGGGGCGGTTTTATATGCTGCCCTTTCCACAAAGAAAAAACGCCGTCAATGAAAATATATGAAAGAAGCTTTCATTGCTTTGGGTGCGGTGCTCATGGTGACGTACTTGATTTTGAACAAAAGTACAACAATATGGATTTTCAGACAGCTTTTAAGATGTTGGGCGGCAATGCAGAAGAATTAAGCTTTAGCCAAAAGCTAAGTATTTACAAATCTAAGAAAAATACAGAAAGAAAAGAGATCGCAAAGAAAAGGCAACAGGAGGCTGAGGCGGAGGAAGTAAAAAGTATAAAAAAGTATAAATGTATATTAAAAAATGCAGAAAAGCTCTCAGGTGACTGGGCAAAAGCATACAACAAACTCTTATATTTATACAATAATTTTGCAACTAGAAACGGTTGGGATGATTGGGGGGAGGAAGACTTGAATAGATGGTTGAATTGGACAGATTAGATGATGAATTCATAGAAAAATTAAGTGCTGAAGACCTGACATCTGAGGAGTTGTTCATGTGCTTATTTAGTGAACCGGACGAGATAAAGAGGGCAAGGATGCATAATTCCCTTAAGGCAAGGGCTAAAGAACTGAGAGTGACTACTTTTTTTAATTCTTTATATAAGGCTTATAAGAAAGTTGATGAAGAGTTGCAAAAAAAAGCACCCAGTAAAGGACGAGGGAATTACACGGAATTTACCGGACCTTACAAATCTATGCAGTGTTGGGGATGGATAGCTGATGATACCGGCATATACCAGATAAATAATACTAATGGACAAGCTGAAAGCAGTGCCTGCTACCATCCTATTATACCGATAGAAAGACTAAGGAACTTGGAGACAGGCGAAGAGCAATTGAAGATTGCTTTTAAACGCAATAACAAATGGGAAGAGGCAATAGTGCCTAAAGTAATTGTTAGCTCTGCAAGTAAGATAGTTAATCTGTCAAGCAGAGGTATAGCCGTAACATCTGAAAATGCTAAAAGCTTAGTCAAATACTTAGCCGATGTAGAGAATGCAAACGAGTCTATCATAAAAGTTGAGTATTCGACTTCAAAACTAGGATGGATCAAGGGCGGATTTATGCCGTATGACACTGAAATTACTTTTGATGCGGATGCTAAGTTCGGTCAGATAGTTGAAACTGTCAAACCGACTGGCAACAGGGCTAAATGGTATGAACATATGTGTGAATTGCGTAGGTCTGACCGCATGGAGGCTAAATTCATGCTTGCGGCAAGCTTTGCAAGCATTCTGGTTAAGCCGCTTAATGCTTTGCCCTTTTTCGTAGATTTGTGGGGTGAAACTGAGGGCGGTAAATCAGTTGCCTTAATGGTTGCGGCATCTGTTTGGGCTGATCCGGATGAATCGGCTTACATAAAAGACTATAAGGGTACCGAGGTGGGCTTGGAAGCTATTTGCGATTTGCTAAATCACTTGCCGCTGTGTCTTGACGACAGCAGTAAGAAAAATAGGAAACTGGAAGAAAACTTTGAGGGTCTTATATATGACCTATGCTCAGGTAAAGGTAAAACAAGGTCAAATAAAGACCTTGGCTTAAATCGTGAGAGTCACTGGAAAAACTGCATACTTACAAACGGAGAGCGTCCGTTGTCAAGCTATGTCACACAAGGCGGAGCTATGAACAGAATACTCGAGGTCGAATGCGGTAGAAAGTTATTTGATAACCCAAGACTTACGGCTGAAACCGTCAAGGCTACATACGGTCATGCTGGAAAAGAGTTTGTGGACCTTGTTAAATCTATGAACATTGAAGATATTAAACAGATACAACAAGGTTTTATGGACATTCTTTCAAGCGATGAAAAGATGCAAAAACAAAGCTTATCACTGTCAGTTGTCCTAACGGCTGATAAGCTTGCAACAGACTATTTGTTCAAAGACGGGCAGTATCTTGATATTGAGCAGGCAAAGCAGGTTCTAATAAACAGAAACGAGCTATCGGATAATGAAAGATGTTATCAGTACTTGCTAGACTCTATCACCATGAATAGAGCTAAGTTTGATGATAAGTCGGAGAATATAGAAAAGTGGGGCTCTATAGATGGAAATTATGCAATCATCATAAGCAAGGTATTTAACAAGCTTTGTGATGAGGGCAAATTCTCAAGACAATCTTTCCTGTCATGGGCAAACCTCAAAGGGTTGCTTAAGACTGATAAGGGCAGGCTGGATAAGGACAGGCGTTTTGGAAATATAAAACAAAAGTGCATATATTTAGATATAAATCCGGATACAAAAGTTGAAGGATTTCAGGAAATGGACAAGATGGATCAAATAGAACTACCTTTTAAGTAAATCTGTCTCCATCTTTGGAGACAAAAAGCAGAAGATTGGAGACATAAGAAATGCCGTGTTTATCGTGGTTAGAGGGTCCTTGTCTCCAAGTCTCCACCGTCTCCACCCGAAAACCCTACTATATATAGAGAAATAAAAAAATATTCATTAGTATAAAAAAATATTGTCTCTCATATGGAAAAAGCAATGGAGACAATGGAGACATGGAGACAGAATAGCAATAAGCACAGTAAATACAGTACCTTGACAAGCATTAGGTAAGTTGGAGACAAACGGTATGTAATTGGAGACATGGAGACAAATGAGGGAATATTCAATAATAGACAATGACAAATTAACCTATTTTATGAACAAAATATACAACCAATGGTTTGTGAAGTGGCGAGATGTACCAATGCCTTTAAGCCGTGAACAGGCTCAGCAGCTTGTTGACGAGTCTGTCGAGATAGCGGAAGAGGGCAAGGACTATAGCATGGTAATAGAATTGTTAAAAGTATTTCACAATGAATTTGATAAAAGAGACAGACTAGCGAATTGCAAGTAGTAAAAAGAAAAGGAGAATTAAGCATGGAAAATTTAGAATTTCATAACTGGGCAATTAAAAGTATTGGAGAACATTATGGATTGCCGATACAAAAGGGCAAGACTATAGAGGAGTTAGGCGAGCTTATAGTTGCTCTGCAAAAAGATATATTGGCTTCTACTTTTTCAAGTGCAAATGACAACACTTTATCTGATGAAGTCATAGAAGAGATAGCGGATGTAGCTATAATGCTTGAGCAGCTTGTAGCTTTATCAAAAAGTGGTGAAAGAATGAATAGTAAAATGGAACACAAGCTAATAAGGCAGTTGAATAGAATTAACGAAGAACAGGCAAAGTAAATCACATTGTTTTAATATAGCCAAATTTATATCGAAAGTAGGGGTTGTATTAAACGATAATGCATTCAAGCTGGAATTGTAGGCTAAAAATTAAAACAGCCTTAAATCGCTTCTATTTGCGAAATAGGGTATGAGGAGAAAATAAGAATGAGTATAACGGATCTAATAGCATATATATCTACACTAATAGCCGTATTAATATTTACATACATCATGTGGAGGTAGTAGATGAGAATATACATAAGCGGAGCAATAACAGGCAATCCGGGCTTTCAAAGAAGTTTTGCCAATACAGCAAGAAGGCTAGAGGACAGATTTAAGGGGTGTAAGATAGTAAATCCCGGAAATCTTTTTACAGTGTTTACGCAAGGAACGCATGATGAATATATGCGTGTTTGTTTAGAAATGCTTAAGATGTGTGACGCAGTCTATATGATACCCGGGTGGGAAACATCAAAAGGGGCTACAAAAGAATATGAATATGCAAAGAAATTAGGGTTAATAGTATACAAGAATTTGAATTTGTAGGAGGTAGCATGGCTAAAAAGAAATTTGAGTTAAACAGAAAAGATTATCTGAATATAAAGAAGATGGATCACCATCAAATGAGTTTATGGGCAGAGTCAATGTATAAGAGCGGATTTGAAGATGGGCAAGCATCTGTAGCCGGATTAGATATCAGCTTGATTAAAAAAGCTTTGTTAAGTGTCAAAGGTATAGGGGAGAAGAAAACAGCAGATATTATCGTGGCTATTGAGAAGGAGATAGTAGAATAATGACAAGTTTAGAAATAAAAACTATTATGGAAAAACACTGTAAATGGCTAGAAGGTAACAAAAATGGAAAACGTGCAGACTTCAGAGATGCAAACCTTGGAAGTGCAAACCTCAGAGGTGCAAACCTTGGAGGTATAGACTTCAGAGATGCAAACCTTGGAGATGCAAACCTTGGAAGTGCAAACCTCAGAGGTGCAAACTTAAGAGGTGCAAACCTCAAATGGGCAGACCTTAGATGCGC